GCTATCACATCACCTTTGCCAAGGAACATAGCGATGGTCATACATCGCTCCACGAAGTAGCATTCAAGCCTAAGAAGAAATAGGATGCTCTACATCATAATCTTAGTACTCGTCATCATCTGCATCAATCAGGGCGATAAAATTCGCAGGTTGAAGCGAGAGTTAGACGAAGCCTACAAGAGTAGAGAGAGACTACGCACGGGACTTGAGAATAATATAGAGATGCTTAGAGAACAGCTCTCTCACTACAGACAATAACATGACAAAGGAAGAACTTGAAGCCTCACTTCAACCTCTATTTTGGGAGAGGACGGAACTCGGAGGACTTTACAGCAGAACGGGTCTTACCTATGACCTGCACCTATTCCAAATGCCTAATGAGTCTTGGTGCATTGAGGCTCAGGCAGGTAGTCTTTATAGTGGAGTGACCATTGGGTTTGCAGGAACGCTGGAACGTGCGAAGGAAATAGCACGAGAATACCAAGTCATCAAGGTATGCAATATGTTTTACACTAAACCATAATAATATGGAAACGAATGCACCAAAGATAGAATGGGAACGTAGCTGGAATAAGTTATTTGGCTCATACCCTATCAACGATGAGTATCGTGCTGAATATATGGTATTAAACCACGACTTCGGGTATGGACCTTACTTCCGTTGCTTCCGTATCATCCTTCGGGCTGATGAAGACATAAACAAGGTCGGGTTTGACGATGCTATTGATATAGGTGAAGGGCAAACCACCGAAGATGAAGCAAAACTCGTCTGCGAAAACGACTTGAAGGAGTTGCTTGAGAAGAGCAAGACGGCTACCGACATCTTACAATTATAATCAAAGAGAAGTCTCCTGAGGTGCTTGCCTTGGGAGACTTTTTGTTGTATGTTTGGTGGATTAAAAAACTCTTCTTACCTTTGTGATGTGGAAAGGGACAAAAGAACCACCACAAGGAACTAAGTGCAACTAAACTAAAAGCAACATACAGCTATGACACAAGAAGAAAGAAGCTCAATTCTGAGCTACATCGCTCAACTCAGGTCGCACTGCGAAGGAGCGTCCTCCGACATCTCCAACAAGGTCATCACCAATGTCATGAGACTTGACGACCAATCTTCCATTATGTTTGAAGCAACACGACACGAGTTAGAGGAAGACGTTTACAGCGTCTCCGAAGGGCTGGAAGATATGGACAGAGTTATCGGAGAATTTGAAGACTTCGTGAACGGAATTGACTGCTCCGAAGAGGAGGGTAATTGGGATGTGTATGGAGCTGAGCATTAAGAATTTGAGAGACCTCGCCCTTCCTCTTGAATGGAACGACAGCGGGTATGCAGGATTTGCAAATGTCTTCCAAGACCTCTTTGTTACGTACTATATCGTTTATAATGAAGAAGGAGAAGGATACGTCTGTTTTGTTGAGACGGGTATGTATATGCAGAATGAAGAATGCTACGAATACATTGAAACTGCAAAGACCTTACCTATCAACGAAGAAGAATACCTTGAGACCCTGAAAGAAGCCCAGCGTTTCTGTAACGAGCACTACAAGGATGGTCTTCTTCAGAACTTCAACCTAACAAAACTGAAGTAGCTATGAGCCTATTAACTTCCGTCATCACACTCTCCGTCCTTATCATATTCTTCGCCATTGCGATATTCGTAATCTCAATTCGTCACTCTCGTGGGAAGGTACGGATGGCGGAGAAGGAACAAGAGGTAGCTACGCTGATGTATTACCTTGAGGACGGAGATAAACATATATCCGAGCTGAGTGCTTCGGTATATACCCTGAAGTCTCACAACGTAAAGCTCACAAAGCAGAAGAAGGATTATGAAACAAAGATTAAAGAGCTGGAAGATGAAATCATTAGACTTAAAGAGCTTCTTGAAAAGCACGAAGGGTCAGGCAATTAAAGAGGTGCTCTTCCATATTTCCATGAGCATCATATTCGTTGCGACCTTTTGTGCCTATTGGCTTGGAGACTTCACTGAACCATTACGTGGGTTCATCCTGACGCTTTGTCTTATCGCCTTCTCGGCATTCATACTTTGGCTGATAGCCATGTGCTTCTTGGCGGTCAAGAATAGTAGGTACGTCCACTTCTATATGATTGGGATTGTGGTTGCAGGTATCATCGCATCTTCTGTTCCATACATCATCCTATACAACCCCCGATAAGCGTTATGAAAACTAAGGACATTAAAGAGGATGGCGTTCGTAGTCATGATGACATCCTATTGAAAATGGGACTGCCAACCTTTTTCTACCTTAACTTCGTGATGGAGGATGGTGAGGATGGTCAGAAGAAGATGAAATTCCTTTGTGATTTAAGGGAGTTCATCTTGTCTGAGCCAAACAGACTCACCAAATCGGTGCAAGAGCTTGTTGCAAGTGGAAGTAAACTCATCATAGAGGTAGTCCCGAATAAGTTGTACATACGTCTTATGGGGGTTACTCGCTTCAGCAATTCCATCTTAGTGAGGAAGTTCATACCTGACACGTGTACAAGCGATGAAATATCAGGAGAAGAGCTATCACTTATCAAGATATACGGCTACTATCCAAACCACGTCTTTTCACTTGAACCCAGCCCTAAGATTGGATTTGGAATATCAAAACTTCCCCTGACTATCAACGGGCAGGAAATAAAAGTCCTGGGAGTAGACCCTTGTTATGGATGTGAAGAGGAGGCAGAGTCAGAATGCCTTGACATAGAGCGTCTCTTGAGGGATGAAATACGAAATATAAGGTTAAACAAGGAATGAACGTACTATCCCTCTTTGACGGAATGAGCTGTGGGCAGATTGCTCTCAAGGAACTTGGCATAAAGGTAGACACCTACTACGCAAGTGAAATTGACAAGCACGCCATCAAGCAAACACAACTCAACTTCCCCGACACCATCCAACTCGGCAACGTAGAGGAATGGAAAAGCTGGGACATTGATTGGTCTTCTATTGACCTAATCCTTGCAGGGTCTCCTTGTCAGGGGTTCAGTGTCGCAGGGAAGATGCTTGGTCACGATGACCCTCGCAGTAAACTCTATTGGGTCTTCCTTGATATTCTCCACCACGTTCAGAGCGTCAATCCGAATGTTAAGTTCCTCTTGGAGAACGTTCGTATGCGAGGTGAAGATGAACATCTCATCAACGAAAGTCTTGGTGTCCACCCCGTTGAAATCAACTCCTCACTCGTCTCAGCACAGAACAGAGCACGTTTGTATTGGAGCAATATAAAGGTTCGTGAGGATGGTCTCTTTGGTGAAGTTCATACGGACATAGAACAGCCCGAAGATAAGGGTATAAACCTAAGGGACATTCTTGATGAGGACGTAGATGACAAGTACTACATCGGCAACTCCTCCTTCGGGAATGACATTGTAAGGACGTGCGATAAGAAGATGGAGAGCGAAGGCAAACTTCCCTTCTTTGACGTTAATCAAGACATCATCAAGATAGGCAAAGACCTAAAGCCAAAGGGTTCTCAGGATAAGGCTTCTTGCCTTTCAGGAGGTGCTAACAGCGGTGGCAACCACTCCGATATGGATTTGCTTGCTATAAAGAGCGACAAGCAAGTCACCCCAGGCATTTGGAGAACTCATATTGAAGATAGAGGCTTCAGACCTATGGCAGGAGATAAAGCACCTTGTCTCCCAGCACGAGCAAGGAATGACGGGAGCGGACAGCCCGTGGCGAAGATAGGGTGTCTTATAAGACGACTAACACCTATTGAATGCTCACGCTTGCAGACTATCCCTGAATGGTATCAGTGGAAGTGTCCCGACTCCCAAGCGTACAAGATGCTTGGTAATGGTTGGACGATTGATGTCATCAAGCATATCCTAAGTCACCTAATCAACAAGTAATAGTATGGCAAGACCAAAGATTAAAGCATCATACCGAATTGCAGAAGGAGGGAGTGAGGCATACCTTAGACGTAGCATCACAAACAAGCTCTTCTCCCCTCGTGCTCAGGAAGAAGCTGGTCTTTCAATTACATTTGTAAAGAACAAGCTATGCACCTACCTATCGGAGAAGGTGCAGATGCCTATTGATAATATCCTTATATCCTATCTGAACGAGTCTATCGGCTTTGGAGTTCAGGTTCGCTTTGGAGAGGATATACTCTTCAAGTTCATTCTCAGGATGAAGTATAAGGACTCCTACTTTGAGGTGAACAGCTTCAGCATTGCTATTGATAGCATTGTAAAGAATGAAGCTGAAAGAGAAAAGTTGAGGAAGGCGGTTAGTAGTATCGCAATCGCCCTTAGTACGGATGTCAATAACGCCATTCTTCAGTCCTACGGAATAGGAAGCTATGACGATGTGCTATCGGAGAGTGTCGTGGTATTACGTATTGTGAACTCGGAGCTGAGGGGCGCAACCAGCTATTCCGACATCACGTACCGAGAACTCTTCAATGAGTTCTACGACAAGAACGAAAGTCTGAAGTACATCAACGGAGAATACTATCAGTTTGTAGACTCAAAGCTCGATGAGCTTTATAGTCTCTATTATGATTCAACAAGAGGTAATTCGTATTATGACAGAAAAATCGCACGAGGAGGTATCATCGACTGATGGCAAGAGCGAAAGTGACGACATTCGTGACATTCACGTTAAGGAGGTCATAGACTACATAAACGCTTTGGTGGATGAAATTTTTAAAAGGTACGGATTTTAGTAGTAATCATGAATAATATGACTAACCAATGAAAGTACTGATGTCAATAAAGCCTGAGTTCGTGGATAGGATTATCTCAGGAGAGAAGTCCTACGAGTTCAGGAGAGTGCTATACAAGAAGGATGATATTAGTCGTATCGTTGTATATGCTTCCAGCCCCGTGTGTCGCATCGTAGGAGAGATAGAAGTCGCTTCGCTCCTCACAGATACCCCTGAGAGCCTATGGCAGAAGACGAAGGACAAGGCGGGTATCTCGGAGCAGTTCTTCTTTGCTTACTTCTCGGGAAGGGATAAAGCGCACGCTATTGAAGTAAAGGCGTTCCATCCGTACGAGGAGCAAGTAAAGCTGAAAGATAAGTATCCAAGTCTTGTTCCACCTCAGTCCTTCTGCTATGTAGAGGACTAATCATACAAGGAAATTCCCCAGCGATTTAATTCGTTGGGGATTTTTCTTTTGAAGAGATTTGGTGAATTGAAATATTCTTCCTACCTTTGTGGTGTAAGAGTGAAGCAAACAGCACCTCCGAAAGAACATTCAACTAACAATAATAAAGCAAAAGACTATGACATCCGCAGTCGCAGAGGCACTTGTAAGAGTAGTACCTCTTACCTTTGAGCGAGCAACCCAAGGTTTCACGACCTCAATCATGGCAACCTCACCCATCCTAACCGAGGTGTTCAACGAAGACCATTACATCATAACGATATACAATGCTCCGTTTGAGCAATTCGCTGGTATATCAGTTCGCCTCTCTAATGGAGAATATATCCGACTGAACCGATATGAGAACGAAGTTCCATCGGAAGATGAACTCATCAGGCTTGTCGAGGAGTACTACCGCAACCAAATCGCCAATCTCTAAAACAACAAAGACATCACGAACACGTCCCGCTGGTCAAGCTCCCTTTCACACACCTCCTTTCGGGAGAGCGGGGCGTGTTCTTTTCTTTGAACCATACGCAGAAGAAAAATGGATACTAACATCACCGACAGCTCCTATATCAAGAATGATGCGGTAACAAACGAGCATGACGAGAGTGTTATTCGTATTGAAGTCCCAGCAGGGAAGACCATTCAAATCATAATCACGACAAAAGAGGTTTGATTAACTATGTGCAAACAGAGAAAGCTGTCCCTCGTATGGAAGAAAGATGGCGACAGATATGTAGGCAAGGAGATGCTATCAGCACAGAGTTCTGTGAGGTATTACATCTTTAACGTAGGTGAAGGTAAAGACCGCAGAGCTGTTCTGTGCCGAGAGCTACACTACGTCTACGGAACGCCACCTATCAATGTAGAGTACCTCGTAGAACCTCCTTGCGAAGAGTACACAAGAGAAGAGCTTGTGGCTATGGCTGAACGTGACTTCGCCAATCTTGAAGATGTTCGCTACCACAACAAGTTTGAACTTCAATTCGTCAAGGACTACATTCTCAACTGCGTGACGCTTAGCTTCTCCAAGTCTCACTATGGTGATGGGAGCGTCCTACAAGCCCACTCAGAGATAGGTGAGTACGAGATTAAGTATTCAGGTGGGGCGTATTCCATCCTGACACCCGATGAGGAGTACCCACAAGGCGTGTATAGCGACATCAACAGCGCAATTGATGCTTGCACTGGACACTTCAAGAACACGCTTGTAAGAGCGATAGAGGAAGGAGTAAAGCATCAATTCTAATTAACATCAAAGAATATGATAGAGGAACAACGTGATATGCTCGAAGAATGGGTCATCAACTTGATTGTTGAGCATCGTCTTGACTACTTCCGTGGTAATGCCCTTAATTCGGCAGTTCATTGCTTTGCTACAAAAAGCTCTTGGACACACTATGAGGCAATTCATTATTGCCAGGACGCTGAAAGTAGGAACGTTCGCATCCGCACGAATGACTACGATGAGCTGTCTAAGGAGCTGGATGAACTATCCAAGCAAGTGCCACTAAGCAACACCATCATCTCCGCTATCAGCTATATCTTCCGAGGAGAATGGAAGGATGCCATATCGTACATCAAGGAGCTTGAGGTAATAATTTGCAAATAAGAACAACAACAAGATATGACACGAGAAGAATATCTGAATCAGTTAGGCGTAAGACCTCTTGAATGGAAGTTCAGCGGACGTGGCGGGTTTGCACATCACGAAGCATATACGTACGACCCATATGAGAAAGACATACTTCTATATAAGATTGAAGTGAAGAATACGGAGTCTGAAGACTATTATGCTTACCTTATACGTAACTCAAGGGCAGGAACATACCTATTAGCCAAGGAGTTGTCACTTGATGCTTCCGTAGTTAATAGGCTGAAAGAAAAGGCTGAAGATGACTTATATAAACGCATTGTGATGGGTGCGGAGGAAGCTGATAGGAGAGCTCAAATCCTTAAGGATGAAAAATAAGAAGAGGAACGCTATGCGCTTGAATATGCTAAAAGACTACTCAAAATTCTACTATCAGAAACAACTAACAAAGAAAAACAATAACGATATATGACACGGGAAGAAAAACTGAAGGTGTTAGGCGCAAATCATCTTGAGTGGATGCTTGAGGGTCTCCTCGGGATGGAATGCTATAAAGCAGTCTCGCTTAACCCGTATACACAAGAAGAGCTTGAATATAAGATTGAGATAAAAGAGATGTCTACTAAAGGTTATCACATCTCTATTAAACTAATCAGTCGTTCAGGAACGTTGCTGTTAGGAGAATCGCTGTCTAATAATTATATATATACTGACGTACTCAAGAAAATGGCAGAACAAGACTTCTATAATCGCATCGTGGAGAGTGCTGAGGATATTGGTATAACCGCACCAATCTTTGAAAAGAAAGAATAGGACAAACATGTTACGAGCAGTCAAAGTAAGATTATATCCAAACAAAGCGCAGGAACAAGAACTCAACAAGGTTCTTGGGTGCTACCGCTTTGTGTATAATCACATGCTCGCTAAAAAACAAAGTGCTTATGAAACAGACAAGACAAATCTAAATGTACTTGATTTACAAAAGTATTTTCATGGGATATTGTTGAAGAACGACCAATATGCTTGGCTGAGAGAACAGAATACAAAGGTGATGAAGCAAGCCATCAGGCAAATGGATTGTGCTTATCAAATGTTCTTCAAACAGCACAATGGCTACCCAAAGTTCAAGTCTAAGAGAGATAAGCAGTCAGCTTTATTTCCTCGTGATGCACTTTCAAAGCTAAACACTTTTGAATCCAAGAGTATAACGCTAATCAAATCACTAAAGAACATCAAGTTCCGTTGCTCTGACTTATATCACAGCCGTCTAAGGAAATACAAGGACAACATCAGAAGCGCAACCCTCTCGAAAACCAAGAGTGGAAATTTCTTCTTGTCAATCCTCATTGATGTTCCTGAAAGCGAGTTTGTCAAGTTCAAGAAAACGAACAAGCAGGTTAAGAAGGAAAGAAATCAGTAGGTAGCCGTACTACCGAATTTACGCTTGTGGACTACCCTCCTATGGATGACCGAGCCTTGCGCTCCTAAAAAGTAGTGGTAGGTTGAAACAAGAAGTGAGAACTACACAAATCATTGATTTGCGTAAATCTTCATATACGATTTTAGAGGAGTTCTGTGATGAACATGACACTGATAGCAAACTCATAGCGGGCGCACAATAGCACCAACTCAACAAAGAAGTACGTAGTTCTATCCAAGTTCTACGTGCTTCTTTCATTTTATTTTCTCGGAGATTTGCACAAGTGATTTTTAGTTCGTACTTTCGTTGGTGTAATATCAACAACAAATATCGAACACATTATGGAAAGATGTTCATGGGACTATATGGGTGCTCGTGAGACGCTCGGTCTTGATGAAAAGGAGTACGAGATAGTGAAGCACTTATCGTACTACAACGAGACGCTATCAAAAGACGCTCTAAAGTCAGCACGTCTCGTTGCGGATGAGCTGTACAATCAGGGAAGAAAGGAAAAGGTAGAAGATGCCGAAGCCTTCCGCAGGGTGCTTGAATTTGTCACAACAACGGAGCAAGTCATCCCAGCGGAAATGAGTAGAACCCTCGTAACACTTGTCCGAAAGGACTATGACAACGTTGTTAAGCACCTTGACATCCTAATCGGAGAGAACGAGGCTGAGGATGACGGCTCTGACTACGACAAGGAGTTTTGGGGTGATGAAAACCCTAAAACAGAATCTCCATTTGAAGGGAAGGTGGTACTTTTCCCTCCTATTGATATAGTGAAAAAGACAGCACCTTCTTTTGAGGGAGAGAAAGAAACATTACCTCCATCCAAAGAGGAGAGGTTTACACGTCTCCCTCTTGATGAACAGCTCAGGTGTGTTTTTGGATTCTACGGGTATGTGCGTTGTCCTGATGAAGACAATCGTATTGCCTTCTACTTCACACGAATAGGGTCAAGGTATATCCTAAAAAGCATATCCAAGACGAACAACATTTCAGTTGTTGCCGAAAGCGAAGGTTTCCCTGCTTTGGTTGAGAAATGCCTTAGCTCCGTTATCTCTCCACGTATCAACTTTAGCACGATTAGTGTAAAGGATAAGACACTTGGCACAAAGTTATTAGAGTCTAATGTGGTGGCAGAAGTAGATGGCAAGGAAGTAGATATAGCTACATTCGTCAATCTTGATGACGTGAATTGTGTCGCTGACTCCACTATCTTCTATAGCAAACTCTACATGGAAATCCGAAGCATCTTGTTAGGAGAGAAGGAGAGCAAAGCGTTTGCTAAGCAAATTGAGCTAATCAAGAACCCTGACGGGTCTCCACTTAGCAATAGTCTCTTGCGCCTCATACCTACATGTACGATAGCGAACTTCTTTGACCCTACGTCAGGAGAGCTTATTGCATACGTCCGTAGGATTGACAAGAGTACTTGGATATGCGTGAACAAGGAGAACTTCGGTGATGAAAGTGTCTGCACCAAACACAATACGGAGGAGGCTGCTATAAGCCATTTCATTAAGCCTTTGGCTGACAAGGTGTATCCTTTGCTTGAAGGGCTGAAATCAGGATACCTATTGGCTGAGGATTATTGTGAGTATTATTCAGTCTCCTTGAACGGCAGAACCGACTTCAATGTCTCGTATAATATCTGCTCTACGTACAATGACTACCTTGCCTATCGTGTGTTGTACAAGCTGAGCGAATACATGGAGTCTGAGTACAACGTAACCTTCCCGTGTTGCAACAAATACCAGCCCCGTGTGAAGGCAAGTGCGAGAAAGTTAGCCTACGTTCGTAACGACATCTACCCAAGCCTCCCTGAGAATTTGGTTCTTGAGAGACGCTTGATGGAAAACGATGAGGTCAATACGTGGTACGAGTTCTGTGAAGTAGTAGGGAACGAAGTGGAACTCGCTTGTGACTACGAAGACGAAAAGAGTACAATGCGCAATATAGCTGAGGAAGTAGACACATTCGTTCACGTTGCGGTAGAGCGGAACTTGGTCGTACCTGAGCTGTTCGCTTCAATGAGTGTGGGTGAAGGCACGCTTGAGGAGAAGGTCTTCATGAAGGATAAGAAGACGGGGAAGTACTACGACCTTGTACACTTCTATGGAGAAAAAAGCATCAGCCACGCTCATGCTATCTGCTCAGAACTTGATAAGAGATTTAATATGCCATACGATATGAACGAAGAAGAAAAGAGAGAAGTGCCTCTTGGAGAAGAGACCATCCAAGAACCCTTGGAATCCGAGATTGATGAAGACTTCCTCACCGATGAAGACTTTTCTGATGAAGCTATCTTTGGTGAAAACTTCTCTTGTGAACACCTGAGTGGAAAGATTGCTTATATCTATATTCCCGTCAGAAACAAGAAGGGAGGTATTGATATTTCAGTCTACAAGGATGAAGAGAATTCATTCAGTGATTGCCACGTGGTAGTAGGAGGACAGACATATGACCACAGACTATACCACATTGCGATTGGGTCAGCTGTGGATATACTCTTCCAAGAAGTCGCCAAGAACCGCTCCGACATTCAACTTGATGCACCAATCAAGATGAACTACGAAAAGGAACTTAAAGCGTACTACATCACTATCAACACCAATGGGGCAGACATTGTCATTGCATGTGTAAGAAGTCATTACGAAGCTGAACAAATCCTCGGTGCTTTGCGATTCATTCAGGAGTATCTCAAGAATACGAACCACGCTGGTAGGTATGCGAATACTCCGAAGAAGATGCCTTACTATGACATTGCTTATGACAAGGACGGCAAGGTAGGAGGTTCAAACACGAGAACGTATCGCCTGACAGACTATGATGTCGTAAGAGTCCGTGGTCTCAATGACTGCCATATCGTTGTCCATCCAAGTAGTGAAGGTGAAGAAGATTACGTCATCCCATTCAACAATGTCAATACGGCAATCATAGAACTCGCCTTCGCAGTAGCGCATAAGATTGCTGTACACCATACACTCATCGGGGAAATCTCTATATCCGTTATGGAAGATGGTGGCTGTGATGAATACAATGTAATCGTGAATGGTGTCGGCTTTGAGACGGCTTCATTCAAGGAGAAGGAGCACGCTGTGAAGTTCGCCAAGGAGCTTTACAAGAGACTCAAGTAGAAGTTCTCCAACTAAACCACAAGAGCGAGGGGCATCTCATAACGGGATGTCCCCTTGCCTTCACCTACTAATCCGATATAGTATGTCAGAAGAAATCAGCAGAGAAAAGGTCTCTCCATCAGGATGGGTGGAGCGTTTTACGATAGGCGTACCTCCTCTCTCCAAGCACAAGTTTACTATCCGTGGTGAGCATAAGATTGAAGACGGAGGAATGAACACTCGTATCATAGTGACGGAAAATGGAGTAGAGAGGGAATACGAGACCTTCTGTATCAGTGATACCTTTGATGTGGCTATGTCTAAGATAGCTCGCTACTGCAAGAAGAACTACCACCTTGTAGATAGGCGTGCGACATTATCATCCGAGTTTAGTGAGGAGAGAGGAGCTTATATACTCTCTACGAAGGATGGAGAAGAGGTAGCTGTCGTGTACAATAGCTATGAAGCAGAAGCGATGGTCAATTCCTACAACTTCATCTTATCCTATATCCGTGAGTATAGTAGCGGTTTGTCATACGCAAAGAGACACTACCTCACACTCCCAGGAGTTGTTAAGGATAGCTACTCTGACCTTTGCTACGCTTCGGTTGAAGCATTGCGTTTTGACGGAGTTTACCTATTTGCTACCGAAGTTAGGTACAACATCCACTTCTGTGAGTTCCACGTTATCCACCACGGACATAACGGGACGTACTACATTGACGATAAAAAGTTTGCAAGCATCTTGCATTCACACAAGAGGGCTTATAAAAAGTTCGCTTCTCACGTGAAGAACATCATCTTGGATGATGCTTTCTTCGTGACGCCTCCTATGGTGTACGTAGACAAGAACCACAAGACGGGCAGGTACGAAGTCAAGCTAAGCGGTGTAGACCTCAAGTTCCGCATTAGCTATCTGTACAAGAACAATGCTGTGCAATTCGCTTGTGACCTTGACAAGGCTATCAAGAAGAGGTGCGGTGCTAAGTACGTAGAAGCGTATAGGAAGAAAAACTATAATAAGTAAAACCACAAACATAACAAGAAATGAGTATGAAAGACGAGAAGATGGGCAGTCGTGATGACTGCGTCCAAGGTGACAACTACGGGAAATTAACCTCAGGGTTACGTAACCTGACCCATATCTTCAACATCACAACTCCAACGGAGACGGGGAAGGAAGTCAATGTTGATGGGTATAGTTTCATCAAGGATGGAGAGACACGTTACAAGATTGATGTGGTTATTAACGAGGATAAGGATAGAAGGAGAGAGTACATCTCAAACTCTCTTGAGAATGCGATCCTTGAAGCAATGGTTGCTGTCGCATACTTCTGCAAGGATTACCCCGAGAAGGTTGTTGCACATTACGCTATGATAGCTCCTCCAATAGATGGTGGTGCGTCTATGCGATACCAACTTCTGACTACAGAAATCAAAGGAAGGAATATCGCTTGGTTTGACTCTGCTGAGATTGCTGAGTTGGCTCGTGATGAGTATAACTTCATCTTTCAATACTCAGCCCTATACAAGACTGACAATGATGAACCACGGCAATTACCCCTGCCAAAGTACACAAAGTGGCTTTTGGATGGAAAACCACAAGCATCAATAGACTTCCTTGACAAGGAAGGTAAGGTCGTTTCTAATGCTTCGTTTTGCATAAACCTCCTCTTCTTAGGGCACGATGTTGTTGGTCATCGTTCAATACCCGAATTGGAGGATGCGAGTTTAGTAGAACTCACCAAACACAAAAATGAGCATGATGCTATGCGGTATCTGTTCTTATTAGCCAAGCGATACTTGGATAACACATACCACTTCCTTACCTCACCTGAACTCTATGTAGAGAAAATGATGGACGAGGGTGTGTACGAAGTGAAGTTCAAGGATTACAAAATCCCTCTGAGGATGTCCTTTATCAGAAGGGGTGATGCTATTGAGTTCGCACAAGAGCTACGAAACCTCTTTGAATATCAAGCCAAGTTCGAGGAGCTTATGCGTAAGCAATATCAAGCGTATGGCGAACCACTCGGGACTAAGGATTACCTTTAGACCTTCACAACTCTAACAAATGAACGGCTCGGTAGAAACAATTCTCTGCTGAGTCGTTCTTAACTAAGACAAGAAATGAAAACGAATGAAGCCGTTGTTCTCAACAACCTTAACGACAACGCCACCCTAAGAATACAAAGTATCATCAACGATAATGGTGATATAATGTCACTCGTCTACGAGGCTTACAACTACATACAACCTGGATACAATGACGAACTTAAGGACATTATTGAAATCCTGAACCGACAATACGAGACCATCCAGCAAGTGAAGGAGTACCACGAAGCAATGAAAGAGAAGATAGAGGAATACGAGGAGAATGAATAGGTAGAATTTGGTCGTTCCATGTTTTAGCTATATCTTTGTTACGTAAGATAAACAACAAAGAAGATGAGAAACGAATACTTCACAGAAGAAGAGCTTGCCGAGATTGACGAGGCTATTGCTCAGGTTGAACGAGGCGAATGCACTCGTATTCACGGACGAGACGAACTGATGGGCTACCTTGATAGCCTTTAGGATATAAACCATATAACAAGAAAGAAGAAATGATTATTTGCGGTTATGCAGGCGTTGGTAAGAGCACGCTGGCAAAAGAGGTTGCTGGGATAATGGACTTGGAGTCCACTCCCTTTGAGAAGGATTGGGAACGTTACGCCAAGTGCGCTATTCACTACCACAAGAACGGATACATCGTACTCGTGTCCTGCCACAAGGAAATCCGTGAGCGTATCCTGAGTATGCTTGCAGGAGACAATACGAACGTATGTACTATCGTCCCTAATGTAGCTGACAAAGAACTCTACCGAGAACGCTACACGAGACGAGGCAACACTCCTGAGTTCATCAAGGTACAGATGGATAATTGGGAGAAGTGGCTTGACAAGGGTAACGCCATTGAAGGTGAGCGTTGGATTGAAATGCAGGAAGGAGAAGTCCTCAAGGATACACTTCTCCGTATTGGCATCATCTAACCGACACTCTCTGTAAGTAGGTATTTTAGCGAGCATGTGATTATAAACAAAACAAAGATGTTTAGAGCAGTCAAAGTAAGGTTGTACCCAAACAAGGAGCAGGAGCAAGAACTCAATAAAGTTCTTGGAGCTTATCGGTTTGTGTATAATTACATGCTCGCTAAGAAACAGACTGCGTATGAAGCTGACAAGGCAATCCTAAAGCTAACGGACTTATCAAAGTGGTTTTATGGAACATTGCGGAAGGATGAGCAATATGCTTGGCTGAAAGAACAGAATACGCATGTAATGCAACAAGCTATCATACAAATGGATGGCGCTTATCAAAACTTCTTTAAGCAACATAAAGGTTTCCCAAAGTTCAAGTCCAAAAAGGATAAGCAGTCGGCATTGTTTAATCGCAATGCTATTTCAAGATGCAATACATTTGAGACCAAGCATATAACGCTAATAAAATCGTTAAAGAACATCAAATTCCGTTGTTCCGAGCTATATCACAGCCGTCTAAAGAAATACAAGGATAGCATAAGAAGTGCGACCCTATCGAAAACCAAGAGTGGGAATTTCTTCCTATCAATCCTTATAGATATTCCCGAAGAAGAATGTGTTAGATTTGGAAAGACCAACAAGCAGGTTGGCATTGACCTCGGAGTGAAGGACTTCGTTATCGCCTCTGATGGGATGGTGTTTGAAAACAAACACTTCTTCAAGAGGGCGGAAAAGAAGATTATCAAACTCCAACGACAACTCTCTCGCAAGGCGAAATGTTCAAGCAACCGCAACAAGCAAAGGGTTAGACTCGCAAAGGCGTTTGAGCGACTCTCCAACAAGAAAGAGAACTACATCCACTCCGTGGTGAACGAAATTCTAAAGTCCTACGATGTGGTGTTTATGGAGGACTTAAATGTTCAATGGATGATGAGAAATCACACTCTTGCAAAAGCAATCCAAGAGGTCGGTTTTTATCGGTTCAAGGAAGTCTTGCAGAGCAAAGCTCTTGCGAATGGCAAGCAGGTAGTCTTCATTGATAGGTTCTATCCAAGTTCAAAGACTTGCTCGTGCTGTGGGTATAAGAAGAAAGACCTGAAACTCAGTGACAGGTCTTGGACTTGTCCTGAGTGTGGCGAGCATCACGATAGAGATGTAAACGCCGCAAGGAACATTCTGCTTGAAGGACGAAGAAAACTCCAAGCGGGTTGAGAAAAATCAGTAGGTAGCCGTACTACCGAATTTACGCTTGTGGACTATCCTCCTATGGATGACCGAGCCTTGCGCTCCTAAAAAGTAGTGGTAGGTTGAAGCAAGAAGTGAGAACTACATAAACCATTGGTTTACATAGATTCTCATCTACGGTCAGCCATTCTTGTCGCACACCTCACTCTTTGATGAAGAACCTACCCTTGACCTCACCTTCAATGAAGAGCCTATCCTCTTCGGAGAAGTAGCAGACTACTTAGGGGACGAGATTACAAGCCCTTCTATGCGTATGCTATGGGAGAAGCGCATCTTCGGAGATAGGACGCAGAGGAATGCAAGTGAGCGTCTATACAAGAAGCGTGTGAACTTCGGGCGGGTTTATGCCTACGAGAACGAAGTTGCCCCTACTCTGATGGCAAACAAGGCTTCTGTCATTCATTTCAGCAAACCTTTGTTTCTCAGTCAAACGGAAGTCTGCAAGATTTCTACCTTCCCTCAGGACTATGATTTCTGTAGCAAACCTCCTCATTATGTGTGCGGTATGTCAGTCCCGCCCGTTATGATGGCACAAGTGGCGCAAAGAATTTTTGATGAGTGGCTGAAAAATTTGGTGGAATGAAAAACTCTTCTTACCTTTGTAGTGTGAGAGTGAGATAAAGACCTCCACAACAAACTAAACTGAAATAGAAAATAGAAATGGGACAGAGTAAATCCGAGCGTCTGTTAAAGAAGCTCAACGACATCGAGCAAGAACTGCTCTGCGTAGGGAACTACAAAGACATGATTGAGAGTAGCCTCATCAGTGGTGACAAACAAACCGCTCTCCGATTCACTGGCTACCAAGGTGCTAAACTTGGTGTCCTTCTCAGTCTTATCCAAGAGGCAGAAATCATCGCCAAGCTATAAGAAAAAGAAATCTCAAAGAGATTTGGTGGAATGAAAAATGTTTCATACCTTTGTAGTGAGATAAGACAACAACAAGAAACTCAAAGAGCGTTATGAATATCATTCTCACCATCCTGGTCTTGGCACTCGCCTACCTCAGTTTCAGAAACTATTGGAGTAACAATAGCACTGACGATGACGATGACGACCTCGACCATCTTTATGAAGATTGAAAAGTAAAAATCATCCAATAACAACTAACTCAACTAAGAACGATTATGAAGACAATGAATCTCCTCAAGACACTCCTCCTCGCAGGTTTCGTCTCCTTTACAGCCACCTCACTCACGAGCTGTAACAACCACACCGAAGAACCCACCTACACGATTCCCGCTCACATGAAGACGGGTGTCATCGTAAACAAGTTCTACCTCCACAACGATGACCCCAAGATGGCAAAGTATATTGTGGTCTATCTCGCAGGCAACAAGGCTCACCTCATCATGGTTATCAAGGACATCTATGACCAAGCCGTAGTCGGTAGCGTTGGGGACTTTGATACCCGATATGAATATGTCGGTGATACCTACATCCCCGAAGCAGACTACGAAGCCTTCGAAGCTATCAACTAAGAATCAACTAACCAACTAAACAACAAAGAAAGATTATGAAGACGCTTAATCTCCTGAAGGCTATGCTCCTCATCGCTGGACTGACCTTCGCAACAGCAAGCTGTACGAACAAGAATGACGAACCCGTCATTGAAACGAATCAGTATATCCATAAGGGCGTTGTCGCAGGGAAGTCGGAAATGAAGATTGATGTCAAGACCATCTACATCATTCACTTCTTTGACGGACAGCGTGTCTACCGAATAGTAGTAGACTACGAAAAGTACACGAAGCTCAAGAAGGGGATGGTAATCACGGCAGACATCCGTGACGACATCAACTACCGAGACGAAGAATTGGCGTTTGATTAGGCAATGTTCTCCAGCATCTCGAAGGGCTATACCGATAAGGAATTTGAGAGTGCGGGTATTGAAGAAATCAACCTCACGATTGGTACTTATACCTGCCTCTCTTTTCTTATCGGAGTTATATCCCTTTTCTTTACAGAAATCGTTGGGGTATTCTTTGGGATAGCATCAGCAGTCTTTATGCTGGTCGTTGTAGCAATGATTACAACACTCCTCATCCAAGCCAAACTTCACAAGGTGAGCCATTACGTTTGGGGATGTGTTTGGTATCTTTCATTGGTGCACACATTCTTCTTGGTATTCCCGCTCGCCATACTCGCCTACCAATCAGATTACATCCATTGGTTCTTTTTCATCAGATAGATTTGAGCGAACGCTATAACTCCTATGTACAGAAAAAACTTCGAGCATATCCTGAGAGATGTAATATACAACAAGAGCATCAAAGACGAGACCTATATGGCTCTCCTTGAAAACTTTCACAAGCCGCTCATAGTTGCTACGTTAGCAATGGCAACATCATTCCTCTTCTCAGGTCTCATTGAGTTTCTCTTGGTGCTAATCGGAGTTGTAGCGTTCGTTTCATTCTTCATCTACTTAACAACGATGCTGGTGGAGCTTGCGTACTATGGAGTGTGGAGTTTGACGAGACTCTTGCTCACGATATACGCAATACACATCCTCCTAAGCATCCCGTTCTTCGTGGCTCTATTCTTCAAGTGGGACTACATCAAAAGTATAATCGGTTAGCTATGGACTACGAAAAGTATTTCGAAGAGTGTTACAAAGGGTATGATGGATATATGCTTGAGTATCAAGCTGACGATGACTCCGCCCTCCCCGTTTCTTGGACGCTCTGTCCTGCAACGTGGATAGCACTTGCGAGTTGCATCTGCCCTCCGTTCGTTATCTACCTCATCTTGACTACTATCAGCCTTGTCCTCTTAGGAGTATCTTGGTGGCGTGTTGTTGCCATCCGTAAGGCGTACAAGCGAATTGGAGAGAAGAAGTACATCATCGTTGTAGAAGGAATGATGAGTAACGTCTACGTCTATTCTCTCTTTTACTTGGCATTCCTCGTGTTCGGGATATATGCACACTTGGAGTGCATTATTAAGCTATTCATTTAAGACATGGAACAAATAGCATTAACTCGTGAAGTCATTGAGCAGTGGGTGAAGGAACACCCCATCCAATGGAAAGAAACCACCGCTGACGACCAATACGGGAATGAGTACAACATAATCGTAGAGGACTACGATATTTTCAATAACACCAATCTCTTCTACCTCATAGACGAGATTCTCTTTGAAGATGGCAATTTGAAATATGAAGTAGTCCTCACTGATAATCATAGACGACACAAGCGTTGTGATGAGCTTTACGTTGCTACACGGAATAGCATTGAGGAAGCAAAGCGTGCTGTGGAAGAATACCGAATTGAGTCGGGTTGTGAAGCCCTACGCATCAAGTATGAACGATGAAGATAGTCAAGCAATTATTTGACGAACACATCAGAGATGAGGGTCTTCATCCGTACGATGAGTATGGAAGCAGGATTACCGCTGAGCCTCCATTCTTTCTCGGCTTAGTCTTATGGGCTTATATCATTGGATTTCCACTTGTCGGATGTTGCGATACACTTATGACGAAACCCGTACTCAGCCTAATCTTATTCTCGGTAACACTACTCTTACTTGTACTTGGATTTGGCTTTAGCATAGCTTTTCTCGTCTATTGCAACAAGTACTACAAAGACCAAAGGGTACGAATGTTAGCATCAAATGACATGCTCGTAGGAGCTTTCATATCGGTCATTCCGATTATGTTCTTATGCTTGTATGCCACGTACAGCCTCGGTCTTGTCTATCACTTGGGTAAGGTGTTCGGCTAAATATAGGTCAGATACTAAAATAAACGAATGACCTATTTGTCGCACCTATTCAAGACGCTAAAGCAGGCGAAGGGAGACAGCGAACGTTTCGGTGTCATTGAAGACCGCATTAACGCATTTATCGCCTCCCGCTGGATTTTCCTTATAGCCATCTCCCTTGTCCCATTCAGGTTGGGCGAAGATAACCCTTGGAAATATATCCTAATCGGAATCGCTATCTCCGTCTACTTCGGGGCTATGAAGTATTCATTTGAGAGTCTCTATCACGGACTGAAAGACAAGGACGTTAGACGTATATCACTCGTCACGTTCTTTTTTAGTCAGGCATTGTCGGTGCTCTTCTACCTTCTGATGTTCGCACAACTAAAAAACATTTTATAAATAAAAACTTATAGTCAAGATGAGAAAGATAAACAGAACATACAAGTTCAGGTTGTACCCAACCAAGGCGCAGACCGAGTTGCTTGCAAAGCACTTCGGGTGCGCTCGCTTTGTGTACAACTACTTTCTCAATCAAAGACAAGAGCAGTATAAACTCACGGGTAAGAGTGACAATTTCTATGATGAATGCAAGTCCCTTACGAAACTAAAGAAGCAAGAAGAGACTGCATGGTTAAAGGAAGTGAATGCTCAATCCTTGCAGTTCACTCTCCGATGTCTTGAAACTGCCTATACCAACTTCTTCAAGAAGAGAGCAAAATATCCCAAGTTCAAATCCAAGCATTCTAAAAACAGCTTTACTGCACCTCAGTACTCCAACATATCTGACAATAAGCTCTTCATAGCCAAGTTCAAAGAAGGCATCAAGTGCCGTGTGCATCGTGAGGTGAAAGGGAAGATTGGCAAGGTGACTATCACCAAGACACCGAGTGGGAAGTATTTTGCTTCCGTACATACGGAAGAGGAATACACCACCCCGATTGGAAAATCAGGAAAGCCTATTGGAGTAGACTTAGGACTGAAGGATTTTCTTACCACTTCTTACGGAGAGAGGTTCAATAATAACAGATACACGAAGAAATACGAAAGCAGACTTGCAACAGCACAAAGGCATCTTTCTCGGAAGAAAAATGGAAGCCGAGGGTTTGAAAGCCAAAGGCTCAAGGTCGCCCGACTTCATGAGAAGATTACCAACAGACGTGCTGATTACTTGCATAAGTGCGCAATCGGACTTGTTCGTAGATACGACATCATCTGCATTGAAGACTTGAATGTCATGGGAATGGTTAAGAACCATCACCTTGCCAAGTCAATTTCCGATGCAAGCTGGTATAGCTTTGTGTTTATGCTCACCTACAAGGCTGAGTGGAACGACAAGAAGGTCGTGAAGATAAACCGCTTCTTCCCATCATCACAGACTTGCAATGTATGTGGGTATGTCAATAAGGATACGAAGAAACTATCCGTACGAGAATGGGAGTGTCCTTCTTGTCATTCACATCATGACAGAGATGTCAATGCTGCAATCAACATTCTTCGTGTAGGATTAAAGCAATACACATCGGCAGGGACTGCCGATTACACGGGTGGAGAGGAAGTAAGAGCCGTCCTTTCGGAAAGCCATTCCTCTGTGAAGCCCGAAGCTCGCAAGCAAAGTGCTTGTGGGTAGTCCACCTGCTGATGTATTCACAACTTAAAAACATTTTCTAAGATGAAACCTTCGCCAATCGTAAAGGCGGGCTTGAGCCTGCTCCTCGTAATTAGTCTTGCTTCATGCCGTAGCCAATCAGGTTATGTTGATGGCAAGCAAATCCGTCAGGAAGCTGATGGTTCAACCGCATTCCTTATCCACCTTCGTGAGAATAGTAAAGATGGTGATAGGGGTATGCACCAC